AGATCACTGAGGTGGTCACTCCCGAGATGCCGTATGACATGAACGCCTGGTCATTGGTGAAACATCGTTTGACGCACAACGTGATGGTGATGCGGAAGGACACCGGAGGCATGATGAATGCATTTGCCCTCGGTGGTCAGTGTGTGGTGACTAACCAACATGCCTTGGAATGGATGAAAGATTCCGAGAAGATCAAGTTTCGCTGTGTGAACCACCAATTTGAGGTGCATGTGAAGGACATCCAATATGTTGAATGTGACAATGATGTGATGATCATGTATTCGGACCGTTTTCCCCGTTTTCGACGAGTGACTGACCAACTGATGAGTGAGAATGAAGTCGAGAAATCTCCCATGAACCGTGCATTGATGGTACGGTACGCTGAGACCCCAAAAGGACAGGACATGATTGTGTTGAGTTCGGGCGTTTCTCGCTTCTTTGGTGACAAGCCTTTGAAGTTTAAGAAGCCCGGTGAGACTGAAGGTAAAGTGGTCACGCGGTACTTGAAGTACTCCATTGATACGGTGTACGGAGATTGCGGCGCTCCTCCTGTGAATCTGGATCCGAAAGCCGCTCACAAAATCTGCGGCATTCATGCCTTTGCATCAAATTCTGGCCATCCTGAGATGCTATTGAATGGTGGTGTTTTGGTGACCCGAGAGATGGTGGCGAGTGCCATGTCCGATATCCCGAACTCGTATTGGCCAGATATGCCAACGACCCCTCCCGCTGCTGTTGTGGTGGCTGGGTCAGCTACCTTACAGTGTTCTATCGAACCCCGACACATGCCTGCCCGAACCACTTTCGTGAAAAATCCCAAAGCAGAGGCCTTGGCTGAAAAACTTGGGACGACGGTCAAGACTAAACCAGCCCATCTTCGTCCTGGTCTTCACGGTGACCCACTGGTGAAGGGACTTACAAAAGTTCTCAAACCAAACTTTCCAGTGGATCCTGACGACATTGCTGATTTACGTGTCTTCATGACGAATCACTTGCTACAGAACTATTCCAATAGCAAGAGACGAGCACGCATTCTCTCTCCCCATGAAGCGATTTTTGGATCGGAGGAGGTTGAGCCGATGGATTTGTCGACTGCTCCTGGCTTTGGCTGGGTGGCAGCACCGGGGAAACCTGGAAAAACGACATGGTTTGACTCAGAGAAACAGGAAATCCATCCAGATTTTCGTGAAATATACAATGAGAAGGTTAAGGCTTATCAACAAGGAACGACGGATTGCCCCACGATCTTCAGTGCGACGCTGAAGGATGAACGAAGACCGATTGAAAAGGTTGATGAGGGAAAGACCCGCATTTTCTTTGCAGGACCCCAAGAATTTACGGTGATGTTTCGCTGTTACTTCTTGGATTTCATCAATTTCTTGCAGGATAATCGGATTTACAACGGCGTTGCTGTTGGAATCAATGCGACTGGCCCTGAATGGACAGACTTGCAGAAGTACTTGAAATCGTTCTCTGGCACTGTGCTGGCGGGTGATTTTGAGAACTTTGATGGAACGAATGCTTTGGCATTCCAAGACCTTTTCGTGGATGTTGCGAGCGCGTTTTATGATGATGATTGGGATCACCTGCGATGGAAGTTGTGGCGAGATGTGACACATGCGAATGTTGCTTTGCGCGATTGTATTGTGTCTTTGACACATGGTATGGCCTCTGGATGCCCAGCCACTGCTGTGGCAAATTCGGTGTACAACCTTTCGGTGTGTTTTTATTCAGCTGCTAAAATCATTCAGGAAGCTGATGGGATTACATTTGCAAAGGCTTTGGAGAAAGTGAAGACTGTCATTCGAC